AGTGTCAGTCATGCATAGTGTCAGTCATGCATAGTGTCAGTCATGCATAGTGTCAGTCATGCATAGTGTCAGTCATGCATAGTGTCAGTCATGCATAGTTTATAAGTACGTCTAACTTTATTTCAAAAGATATTCAAAAAAGCGAAAACGGGGTCCTCACCGAATTTTTTTCCCCAAAATTATACGAATCCTAACCAATCACCGAATACCGAATCCGATAACCGCCATTCCTGGTTTCTGATTTTTTTGGCCAGTATATATACGACCCTGATTTTCTATGCGTTGACGTAGTGTATATACTACGGTAGTCCTCTCTGTAATCGCGGGAGCCAACTTTAAACTTGACAAACGATATTTCGTATGCTAATGCTCTCGGCAAAAGGAGGTACAATCGTATGTCAAACGACAATCTTAATATCGGTGATATGCTTCTCGAAAAAGGCCTCATACGAAAAAATGTGCGAATGTTCGCCTGGGACGTCATACCTGAATGCGAAGCCGAAAACTGTCAAGTCTATCATCTCTGTAAATACATCAAGCAAGGTCGTTGTGCTGTTATGGTTCAGTACCTGAAAGCCTTGTACGACTGTATCCTTGGCAATTATAAAAACCTTGATGATGTTTCCTTGTTTAAGATAGGTATGCAGCTTATACCCCTGTATGTGCAGCTTGCGAAGATGCAGCTTGTGGAAATGAGCGTACCTTCTCCTATCTATGAAACCGATAAAGGGGCAATCGTGTCACATCCTATCTATCGGGAAATCCGAGAAACCTTGAAAACCATAAACATGATGTGGAAAGACCTCGAGATTACCATACCTTTTTCTGACAAACCTAGCCTTGATGACATGTCCGGCAATCCTGATTACTATGAGAATATGTCCAAGAATAACAAACCGCAGAAAGGTGTTATTAGATGAAACCAGTGCTTATCAAACGAACCTCTTCCTTGTTCGTAGCCGATGCTCCTAAGGAAATTGACTCTACGCAATTGCCTCCTTACGAGATTTACCGCCCCGCTTCTTATCAAGATGGACCTGAAGGGTTTATTAAATGGTGTGAGGAAAACGTCTGCATACCTATTTACCCTGTTGGGTCTGTTATGGCTGTTTGGTGTCCCCTTGGGAATTTGCCCCACGATGTGCATCCTAAAACCGGCAAAAGCTATGAAAGCATATGGGAAGCTCAAAAAGAGGTGTGCCGGATGGCTCTGCGAATGGTTGATGGTGAGTTCATTTACCGGCTTATCGTTTTGTGTTGGATGCGTGGAGAAGGCAAATCCTTGCTCGCTTGTCTAATCCAGCTTTGGAAGTTCTTTAATTGGACTAAACAGCAGATAGTCCTAGGTGCTAACTCCAAAGAGCAAATCACGTTTGTGCATTTCGATATTATGAAGGATATTATCCTCAACTCTCCGGAGCTGCTTGCCATTATAGGGAAGAGGAATATACAAGAAAAGAAAATTCGATTTGTGGACAAGAAAGGGAATGTTGCTTCCGTTATTCGAGCTATCTCCAGCTTTTCAGGTATTGTTTCTAATATCACTGGTTATACGTTCTCTGAAATATTCGACATGAAGAACCCAAGATTCTTTGTCCAGCTTGACGGTTCTATACGAAACATACCAAATGCTTTAGGGGTTATTGATAGTACAGTCAGTACCAAGCAGCATATTTTGTACGGACTTTATGATGGGTATATTCGAAACACAAGCAAGACCGTCTTTTTCAGTTACCGTTTCAGCAAGAGTGGGGTTGCAGACGATTACTGGAATCCGAATATGGACCAAGCCCAGCTTGATGATTATAGGTCTAAGTTTCCTCTTGGGGATTATGAAAGATACTTCCTCAATACGTGGAGTTCTGCCACCCAAAGAATCTTTTCAGATGTCACTATAGAAGCTATGAACTGCATTGGAGCTGATGGACTGATAGGCAACAACTCGGTTATGATGCAGGTTTTAGAAAAGAAGATAGACATTGAAGACAATATCCGATTTACGATAGAGAACCGACATGTAAACCAAGAGCTTATAGAAGAAAAGCAAGAGGTCTTGAAGCTGACCAAACGTCTTATGCCTCTTGAGAAGATTTACCAATTGAGAGATTCGAGTGGGTTTCCTGTGATGGCTACGCTTGATGATTTGGTTAGAATTGGGAATCTGTTCGACACGAAATGGGCTATTTTGGCTGGGATAGACAGAGCTGACCCAATGAAAGTAACGAACAGGGGAGCTAAGACCATATTCACTTGTATGGCTAAAGGACTTCCTGGCAGCGGCTCTAGACCGTTCTTGATTGATGATGGGCATGTTCCAAATTACATTTACTTTGTTCTCCATGTTGTCAATGTGGAAAATCATAGTATGGAAGATTTGAAGACTCTCATTCTCTCTTGTAAAAGTGAATATGATGGCATTGACAAACTATGTGGAGAGCGTTGGGGTATTTGGGACTTAGTTCCTTGGTGTGAAGAAGAGGCCATAGAATTTGAAGCAGTTTTCCCAACATATGATAAGCAGAAGGCGGCTTTCAGTGAGTTATACCTGCTCGCCACAAGTGCTCGTTTCAAATGCCCGCCCCTAGGAGTGTTCGGAAGTAAAGAATCCGACATCTTGCGAGAAGAGGCCAAAGTCTTTTTCCATGACCCAGACAAGCATTGGTTCGGTTCTCCAGAAAAAGCAGAAAGAGGAGGCATACAAGATGACTGCATATTTGCAACTGCTTGGACAATTTATGGTGGAAGAGAGATAAATGCCAACGATTTTAGAGAAAGACGTTCCGACTATTATTTTGGAACAATGGTTCGAGACAGAGTTCTTTTAGGCTCCTATTAATTTTTTACTTGACTTTTTGGTTTTCCCCCTGTATATGAGAGAAAAATGGGGGATTTATGCGAAAAAATCATCATTTTCCACTCAAAAATTATCATTTTTCTTCAAAAAATCCATTAAAATTTAATTTTGCGAGGTATTCTTATGAAAAAAGATAGAATGAGCTTGGCCACTTCCGCCTTGAGCAAATTGGACGATGACGAGCTTGCCGCTTTGTCTTTCTCCATGCCTTGGCAGATGGACGTTTCTGAATCCACTCAAACTGATGCAGATGGCTTTGTAGAGGATGCAACTTCCTACAGTAGAGAGGAATTGCAGAAGACTTGTTGGCTGAAGTTCAACAAAAGTCCTCATGTCAATACAGCAGTAAGAGGTCAGGTGGGCAGACTTACTGGGTTTGGTTTCGAAATCAGTTCTGACATACAAGAAATACAAGAAGCCATAGTCGAAACGGAGTACGACCCTCGAAATAGACTGTACGACAATTGGACTAAATACGTTGGCAGAGCTATTATAGAAGGAGAGCTTTTGCAAATGCTGACAGTCCACAAAGACGGATTTGTTGAAGTGGACTTCATAGACCCTGGTATTGTGACTGGGGGTGGGGAAGACGGCATAATATATCACCCAAACAAAACAACAATGCCTTTGTTTTACTTCATTCAGTTTGATTCTTCCAGAAATCCCGTCCTTGTTCCTTCCATTTACATAGCTTATTACCCAGAATTGATAAAGATAGCGAAAAGCTCTGGAAACTTTGTGGAGGGCTATACGAAAGATTCCAAAAACTCCGCAAATGTTTACAATAAATTAGGGGGTTACCAAAGATTTATCGTAGCTTGGGACAAATCTTTTGTAACAAAAAGAAATGTTTCCCACTTGAGAACGATTATAGAATGGTTAAATCACTATGAAAATCTGAAAAAGTACGAAATTGACCATAAGAAGTCTGCTGGTTCTTATTTATGGGTGGTTACTGTGGAAGATGCCAAATCATTCCGCACTTGGCTGTCTTTGTCAGATGAAGATAGAAGAAAAACAGGCATTATGGCAAAGAAGACTCCGGGCAGTACACTTGTGATGCCTCCAGGAATGACTATGGAAGCGAAAAATCCCAAACTTCCAACTATAAGTGAAGAAGACACGGACATTTTGCATATGGTTACTGGGGGATTGAACGAGCCCGAAGACATCTCCACAGGGCAGTCCAAAGGCACTTTTGCTTCTGTCAAAGCTTCCCGAGGACCAATGTCAGACAGAGTATCAGATGAAATGGCATATTTCGAACGGTACCTGAAATTTGACTTTTACAGAGCAGTTTTTCATTTGAAATCAAAGGTATCCGATTTTCCAGAGACGTTCAAGATTAAAGAGGCCGTAGATTTTGATGATAAACAAGAGCCTGTTTTTAAAGATTTGGATAAAAAGCCCGAATTTTTAATAGGTGTAACCTTTCCTGTGTCAGAAGTCAATGATGCAGAAACGAGTGCCAAAGCGTATCTTGGAGTAAAGCATGGTTCTGTCAATGATGTTCTTGGCGTGCCTAATTCTGTTATCGCTCGAAAGATGGGTCTTGGTAACTATCGCAAAATGCGGCTTCTTGATTGTGAGGAAAAAGAGAAGTTTCCAGAATTGCTTCCCCCAGTCGATGTTGGTGGAGAGCAGTTAGAGCCGGGGAAACAAGCTGTAACAAAGCCGACAGCAGGGGCAAAGCCGACAGCAAAGCCGACAGTCAAAAAGGTACTCAAAAAAAGACCACAGTAATTCAATCGGAGGTGCCATGAAAATCGCTTACGCAGGCGGTATGAGCGTGGATGGGGAAGAATTTAGGAAGTCCGTCACCGAGTTAATACAAAACACGAAACCCTCTAAAATTATCGAAACAGGAACTTACTTAGGAACAGGAACAACGAAAATCATAGCAGAAGCATTGAATGGACAGTCCTACCAGATGCTGACCATCGAATCCAATCCACACAGTTGCCTGCAAGCAAGGGCAAATCTCACACAGTATCCTAACATTCGAGTTCTAGAAGGACTGTCCATTCCCAGAAGGCTTCTCCCTTCAATTGATGAGATAGAGAAAATGCTTGCTTCTCTGGAGAAGGAAGACATCTTTGTGGATTTTCAAGAACATGAAAGATTGGCTTGTTATGCCAGAGAGTGTTCTTTCGATGTTCCAGAAGACCTTTTGGGCATTTGTAGTCGTTATTTTGGACACGAGACCGACCTTTTCATGCTTGACAGTTCAGGACATTTGGGGTTTGTTGAATTCGCTTATATTTTGAGTTTTCAAAGGAAGCCTTGTTATTTCATTCTGGATGATGTTTACCACGTCAAGCACCACAAAAGTTTGGAATTGATGAAAAACGATTCCAGATTCTTTATAAGTAAAGTGTCCCCAGAGAAATTTGGCTTCTGTATAGCAAAGTATAAACCGTAAGGAGGATGATATGATTGAGGTTTGTTTTCTCGTATATCAAAGAGCTGGTAGAGTTCCACTGATAATGGAACAGCTATTGGCCCAAACAACTCAAAACTTTAGGGTAAATATCTGGAATAACAGTAGTGAGGTGTTAGATGTGAGTTCTTTCCCAAAAGATAGACTCATGTTAATCAATTCGCCTGAGAACATAGGCTCCCAAGCCCGTTTCAGACTCGCAAAACAGACGAAAGGAGACCCAATAATCTTTTTTGATGATGATGAGGATTTAGGCCCTGATTTTGTTAAATACCATTATGAGCAGTATATGAAGTTTGGTCGGGCTTGTATTTTAGGATATTTCACAAGAATATTTGATGGAAGATATTGGAAAGGGTTGCCTTCTGTTTATGGACAAGAAGTGGATTATGTGGCGACAAAGGCAATGGTGTTTTGTCGAAAGATACTTGACATAGAGCCTCTGTTGCAAAACATACCAGAACCATTTTCCAAAGTGGAAGACCTTTATCTGTGTTGTTTGGCAAGAATGAAGTATAATATGAAGATGGTGCAAATCGAAGCTAGGTCTAAAGGAATAGTAGACGGAAAAGACCAATATCGAACAATTGACAAGGAGAAGATTTTCAAGGTATTAAGAGACAAAGGCTTGTGGATTCTGAAGGATGTCAAGAGAAGTATCAAGTTGAAGAACTACAATAACAAGATTTGGGTGGACACTACAATACCACATAACGATGTTTTAAGAAGAGGCCTATTAGCAGATGGTCGTTTTTATGAGGAGGACTTGTTAGAGTGTGCAAGAAAGCTGCCACTTGATAAGAATAAGATAATTGTGGATGTTGGGGCCAATGTTGGAAATCATTCGATGTTCTTTGCCCTATTCTGTCCGAACAAGAATGTCATTTCTTTTGAACCTTACGAAAAGGTTCGGAAAGTCTTAATCAACCATGTACAAATGAACAAGCTGAATGTCACAGTTGTTCCATATGCAGTTGGAGATAAAGAAGGCTTTTGTAGTTTAGAGGAGTCTCCAGGAAATGAAGCAGGAATTCCTTGGGATGGTCGTACTTATGTGAAAGAAGGCAACACCATTCCAATGACAACTCTCGACACTTATCTTGATGGAAAAGAAATCTCTCTCATTAAAATGGATATAGAAGGATACGAATATAAAGCTTTGTTTGGAGCAAAGAGGATTTTGGAGAAACAGCATCCTTTTCTTTTTGTTGAAGCGAAAACTAAAGAGGAGAAAAGCAAAATAGAAGCTTTTCTTTTTCCATTTGGTTATAGATGTGTTTTGATGTTTAATCGACCAAGTCCAACCTATTTATATAAGTAAGGAGCGGTTATGTTTTTATCAATAGTAACAAGACACCATCCCAAAAGACCAGAGATGTTTAAAAAATGCTTATCCAGTGTGGATATGCAAAAAGACAAAGATTTCGAACACGTTATCCTTTTGGACAACGTAGGCGTAGGTATAGCCAAAGCCAACCAAATGTTTTATGAGAATCGAAAGCGTGTCGTTGGTGAATATGTTTTTATGTTGGATGATGACGATGTTTTTGTGACCGACACGTTTGTTGGGGATATGAAGAAAATAGCCAAAGAAAACAATAAACCTGGCATCATTTTCATTCGTATGCTCATAAACGACTCCATTCTACCTTCAGAGGTTGTTTGGGA